CCAATACCCAGTTCGATGCCCAGAAACGCAAGATGGGCCAGCTCGCCGAGGCGCAGCGCAAAGCCAAGCGCGCCAACGACCAGTTTCACCGCGGCATCGGCCGTGCCAATGCCATGCGCGGTGCGGGCATGACCGGACTGGCCACCGGTGGCGCCGCACTCTATGGCGCTGGCCAGCTACTGGCGCCGGGCGTCGAGTACGGCCAACAGATGAGCGCCGTCCAAGCCGTCGGGCGCTTCACTGCGGACGACGAGCGGTTCCAGGCACTGAAACGGCAATCCCGCGACCTGGGCTCGAGCACCCAGTTCAGCGCCAGTGAAGTTGGCTCCGGGCAAGAGTTCCTGTTGCGCGCCGGCATGAGCGCCGAGGCCATTCGGTCCTCGATGAAAGACGTGCTCAACCTCGCCGTCGCCAACAATACCGAGCTCGGCCGCACCGCCGACATCGCCTCGAATATCGCCGGTACCTTCAAGATCGACCTGGAGAAGGAAGGCGCCATGGGCCACGTTGCCGACGTGCTCTCGGCCACGGCCAGCCGCGCCAATGTCGATCTGGCGAAGCTCGGCGAAACAGTGAAGTATCTTGGCGGCGCCGAGGATCTGGACTTCACCCTCGAGCAGGCCAGCGCCATGGCCGGCCTACTGGGCAACATCGGCATTCAAGGCAGCCAGGCCGGTACCACGCTGCGCGGCATGATGAATCGCCTCACCGACCCCACCAAGGAAGCCGCCGGCGTCATCGACCGGCTCGGCGTGAAGGTGGCCAACGCCGATGGCGAGATGCGCGCCATGCCCGAGATCCTGCGCGACATCAACGACGCCACCAAGGATCTCGGCAACGCCGACCGCAAACAGGCCCTGCAGCAGATCTTCGGCGCCGAGGCAGGCTCGGGCATGGCCGAGCTGGTCAGCCAGATGAGCACCGGCAAGCTGGATGGTTTGATCGAGAAACTCAGGGTGGCCAACGGTGAAAACGACCGCATGGCCGCCACGATGAAGGACAACATCGGCGGCGATCTCAAGAGCCTGCAGTCCGCCTGGGAAGAGGTCGGGATCTCGATCACCGACACCAACAAGGGGCCGTTGCGCGAGCTCATCCAGAACGTCACCGCGATCACCCGCTGGGTCGGCGACTGGATCAAACAGAATCCGGAATTGGCCGGCGGCATCGCCAAGGCCGCCGCCGGCCTCGCCGCCCTGGTCGCGGTGGGCGGCGCATTCACGATCGTCCTGGCTTCGCTACTCGGCCCGATCGTCACCGTCCGCTACGGTCTCGCCATGCTGGGCATACAGACCGGCGGCCTTGGCGGCAGGATCTATGCCTTCACCAGCAAGATTCTCCCCGCGCTGGGCCGCGGCATCCTGATGGTCGGCCGCACGCTTGCCATTGCCGGGCGCCTGCTGCTGACCAACCCCATCGGCCTGGCCATCACCGCCCTCGCCGGCGCGGCCTACCTCATCTACAAGAACTGGGAGCCGATCAGCCAGTTCTTCAAGGACCGCTGGGCTGACGTCAAAGCCGCCTTCAGCCAAGGCACCGGTGCCGTGCTTCAGCTGCTGCTCAACTGGAACCCCATTGGCTTGCTCTATCGCGGCATCACCGCTGGGCTTTCCAAGCTCGGCGTCGAGGTGCCGGACAAGTTCACGTCGCTCGGCAGCGCCATCGTCGACGGCCTGATCGGCGGCCTGACGGGCAAGCTCGCCGCGCTGAAAGACAAAGTCGTCGGCATGGCCAGCGACGTGAAAGGCTGGTTCGCTGACGTGCTCGATATCAACTCCCCGAGTCGCGTCTTCGCTCAGTTGGGCGGCTACACCGTGGACGGCCTGAACGTCGGGCTCGATGCCCAGCGCGACGAGCCCGCCCGGCGTGTGGCCGAGATCGCCAAGCGCGTGCAACAAGCCGGGGCGGGGCTGGCCCTGGGCGCCGCGACGCTCCCTTCCGCCGCCATGCCCAGCGTGGCTCAGCAAGCGCCGATCCAGTTCGATACCCGGCCACCGCTGAGCCAGCCTGCCCCTCGCGAGTCAGGCGGCCTCACCATGGGCGACATCAACATCAAGGTGAATGCCGCTCCCGGCATGGACGAACGCCAGCTCGCCCAGTACGTCGCCCAGGAAGTCCAGCGCGCCCTGGAAGACGCCCAGCGCGAGCAAGCCGCCCGCCGCCGTTCATCCCTGCACGATATCGAATAGGAGATTGCCATGTTGATGGCCCTGGGCATGTTCGTCTTCGAGGTTGGCAGCGTGCCGTACCAACAGCTCAAGCGCGCCACGCAGTGGCGCCATGCCTCACAGTCGCGCGTCGGCGACCGGCCCGCGTATCAGTTCGTCGGCCTCGGTACCGACACCATCACTTTGAGCGGCACCTTGCTGCCCGAATTCACCGGCGGCCGGCTGGACCTGGACGAGATCCGCGACATGGCGGATCGTGGCCAGGCGTGGCCGCTGGTCGAGGGCACGGGCAGGCAATACGGCTTATGGGTGATCACCCAGGTGGACGAAACCTCGAGCGCGTTTTTCCGTGACGGCGCCGCGGCCAAGATCGAGTTCACGATGACGCTCGAGCACGTCGACGATCAACGCACCGACCTGATGGGCGACCTGACCACCTCCACCCTCGCGCGACTCGCAGGGGCCTTCGCATGAATGACAACGCCGAGCGCCGCTACCGGCGCCCCAGTTACCGCATCACGCTCGATGAGCAAGACATTACGCCCAGGATCAACGGTCGCTTGATCCGCCTGCGCCTGCGCTCACAACGTGGCCTCGAGGCCGATCAATTGGACCTGACCCTCGCCGACCACGATGGCGCGCTCGCGCTACCGAGGCGCGGCGTGTCCCTGCGCGTCGCCTACGGCTGGCAGGATGAAGGCCTGATCGACAAGGGGCTGTTCACCGTCGATGAAGTCCAGCACAGCGGCACGCCGGACCAGATCACCATCCGCGCGCGCAGCGCCGACATGCGCGGCCGCCTGCCGGGCAAGCGCAGCCGCAGTTGGCACGACATCACCGTCGGCGAGATCATCGACACCATCGCCAAGCGCCACACACTCGAGCCAGTGGTCGGCGACACCGTGCGCGGCATCCGCATCGGCCACATCGACCAGACCGAAGAGAGCGACCTGAACTTCCTCACCCGCCTGGGCGAACGCTTCGATGTCGTGGCCACCGTCAAAGCCGCGCGGCTGCTATTCACACAAGCCGGCGAAGCACTGACGGCCAGCGGCCTGGCCATGCCGACCGTCACCCTCACCCGGCGCGATGGCGATCGGCACCGCTACAGCGCCACCGATCGCGACACTTATACCGGCGTCATCGCCTACTGGAACGACAAGGCAAACGCCAAGCGCCAGCGTGTCATCGCCGGCAGCGACGAAGATGCCAAGGAACTGCGCCCCACCTACGCCAGCCAGGCCGACGCCCTGGACGCCGCCAAAGCCGAATGGCGGCGCGTGCAACGCGGCGAAGCCACCTTCGACATTACTCTTGCCGAAGGGCGTGCCGACATCCTCCCCGAGTCGCCACTCACAGCCATCGGCTTCAAGCCGGACATCGACGCCACGCCCTGGCTGGTCACGGAAGTGGAAGATTCACTCGATGACAACGGCTTTGGCACGCGGGTGCAGTGTGAGGTGAAGGGGGATTGAAAGAAGACTTTCAGACTGTTACAAAATACATGTCTTGGCGATAGGCGGCTCTTCCCGGCCACCTGTTCTCCTCAGTCACACTGTGACGTACTGAACGTTGCCATGGTTACTATCGCTTCATGTTCGCCATGTTCCGTTGGTTGGTTATTGGGTCATGCGCATAGCGCTAGTCAGGCCAAGACGTATAGAGGAGTCCGAGAAATGGGAAATCAAAAACCTTCTCGGCTAGCTCGGGAGCGCATCATGCTTGCCCTACACATCATCGGTCTTTCGGTGACGTGGACGGACAAGGTCAGCATGATTTTAGATGTCCTGAGCGTGGCCCTTAACTATCGAAAAAATCATGTCCCTGAGATGGCAAGATAAGTTCGAAGTGAAGCCGGGACGCTGGGTGTACATCCCTACTGAGGAAACTCTCGAAGAAGGGAGTAAAATCCAAAAGCTCGTCAACACAGTCTTCACACCCCCTAAAAACTACTTTCACCTCCAAAATGGTGGGCATGTAGAGGCAATAAAAAGCCATACCGATAGCCTTTACTTTATACACGCCGACATAGAAAACTTTTTCGGAAAGATCAACAGAACGCGAATCACCAGGTCATTAAAGAGATCACTGCCATACAAAGTAGCTAGAAATATCGCAGTATCTTCTACAGTCCGGATTCCTGATAGAACAGATACCGCTTACCATCTTCCCTACGGTTACCCGCAGTCAACCATTCTTGCTTCAATATGCCTATGGGACAGCGCATTGGGCCAATACCTAGAAAAGATATCCAATACGTTAAATGTCAGCGTATATGTAGACGACATCATTATTTCCGGGACTGAAAAAGCTCCATTAGAAGAAGCTTGCAGGATCTTGTTAGAAAAATCGTCTCGCTCCCTACTTCCTTTTGGGATCGACAGTCAACCCAAAGTTTCCGAGTCCATTTCCGCTTTCAACATCCTCCTATCACACAATCATTTGGAAATTGAAAAACCAAGGTTGGAAAAATTCAGATTTCAAATTGCAGAAGCAAAAAATCAAGAAGTCATCAATGGAATCCTTTCGTATGTAAGGTCCGTGAATGAAGCGCAGTACTTAGACCTTGCAGGCTGACAGTTCCTACCACCCATACCGCCGCGCCTGGCTGACTACCACGCCGCGTAGATCCGACCGTCTGGCCCATAGCGATTCCTTGGGGCCGGCGGTCGGCATCAGGCGCAGGCGCCCGCCGATGCGATGGCTCTTGAAGAGCCGCTGCTCACCTTCCAGGTCTACCACCACCAGATCCGCGTGCCCGGCGGGCTTCTGCTCATCGACAACCAGTAGGTCACCTTCCATCAGCGGGCCATTCACGCCGGCTTCTTCGCTCACCTCGACCACATAGCAGCTCGGGGGAAAGCCGGAGAGGTCGTAGCCTTCCAGCGCGGGGTGTTTGATACCCAGCATCGCCGGGCCGAGGTAGTTCACTCGCATGTCGTCCCTGCCATTCGGATCCTACTACCCGCCGCGCCATGCCGGGCCCGGCCACCTGCGCTCCCTCGCGTTTGTACATATTAGCGTTTGCCTAAGGGTGCGTTACTGTCGAATACTGTATAAACAAACAGTTTTTGACAAGAGGCACCGCCATGCGCGATCCCGAGATCCGCCATCCGCACCCGGCGCCACCGTACCGCGCCTTGCCCCATCCGCTGATTACCATCCGCGCCGGTATCTCCGGCTTCCCCTCACCGGCGGAGGACTACGTCGGCCGCACGCTCGACCTCAACGAGCGGCTGGTGAAACGCCCTGCAGCCACCTTCTTCATGACCGTCGCCGGCGACAGCATGGTCGACTTTGGCATCCAGGACGGTGACACCCTGGTGGTAGACCGCTCCATAGACGCGAAGCCCGGTCATATCGTCGTCGCCCTGGTCGACGGCGAAGTGATCGTGAAGCGCTACGAGATAATTGGCCGGCGGCCCTACCTGTGCTCTGGCAACTTCCAGTACGCGCCGATTCCGCTTGCCAACATCGAGTGCCAGGTATGGGGGGTGGTGCGCTCGGTCATCCACGAGTTCGTCGTATGATTGGGCTCGTGGACTGCAACAACTTCTACGTCAGCTGCGAGCGCGTCTTCCAACCACGGCTAGAGGGCGTACCGGTGGGGGTGATGTCGAACAACGATGGCTGCGTGATCGCCCGCTCCAACGAACTCAAGGCTCTGGGCGTCGAGATGGGCACCCCAGCCTTCGAGCTGCAGGAGTGGGTCAACCAGGGCCGCATCCATCTGCTCTCGTCCAACTACGAGCTCTACGGCGACATGAGCGCTCGGGTGCGTGAAGTCCTCGAGGAGTTCTCCGCCGGCGTCGAGCCCTACTCCATCGACGAAATGTTCGTGCGCTTCGACGGCTTCGACGCCGCCACCACCCAGGCCTTGGCCCGCACGCTCTACCGCAACGTGCGCCAATTCACCGGCATCCCCGTCTGCGTTGGCATCGCGCCCACCCGTACCCTGGCCAAGCTAGCCAACCGAGCCGCCAAAAAGCTGCCGGAGTACGGCGGTACCTGCGTCATGCACGCCGACGGTGCTGACACTCGCCGCCTACTCGAGCACACCGCCTTGGGCGACATCTGGGGCGTGGGCCAGCGGCTTGTTGAACGGCTCGCTCTCCAGGGCATCAAGACCGCCTGGGATCTCCGCCAGGCCGACCCCAAGGCCATCCGCCGGCGCTACTCCGTCACCCTCGAGCGCACCGTGCGCGAGCTACAGGGCACGCCCTGCATCGAGCTCAACGACGCCAGCGAGCCCCGCCAGCGCATCATGACCTCGCGCTCCTTCGGCCGCCTGACCGGCGAGCTGGGCGACCTACAGGACGCCATCCGCCAGCACGCCCAGCGCGGCGCCGAGAAGCTCCGCCAGCAGGACAGCCACGCCCGCGCCGTGCTCGTCTTCCTCAAGACCAACCGTCACCGGCCCGATCTACCCCAGTACTCGCCCAGCGTCGTCGTCGAGCTGCCCGAGCCCACCGACGACAGCCGGCCGATCCTCGCCGCCGCCCGCCAGGGGCTCGAGACGATCTATCGCCGCGGGTATTGCTTCATGAAGGCCGGCGTGATGCTGCTCGACCTGGTGGACGCCAACCGCGAGCAGCTCTCGCTGCTCGACACGCCCGAGCGGGAAGCCCAGCGCGAGCGCGACCACAAGCTGATGGCCGCCATAGACGAGCTGAACGGGAAGATGGGCAAGGGCACGGTGCGCCTGGGCGTGCCGCGGCAGAACGCCGCCTGGCACCTGCGCTGCGCGCACCGCACGCCGCGGTGGACGACGCAGTGGGGAGAATTGCCTTGCGTTACGACCCTTTAGGCCATGGCGCCGGATCCACGGTCCACGTATCATAGCGACCAGATTTTCGTGTCAGGATGATGAGATGTCAGAGCAGATCGTACTGCCCTTTCTGAAGTGGGCCGGGGGTAAAAGGTGGTTGGTCCGCGATCATCCTGAGATCTTCCCCACTGAGTTCAACACCTACATTGAGCCCTTTCTCGGAAGCGGCTCGGTGTTTTTCCATTTGCAGCCTCAGCAGGCCTTGCTATCCGATGCGAACCAGGAGCTCATCACGACATATCGTGCCCTGAGAAATCGGAATCGCATGGTCGAGAATCTGCTCAAAAGCTACCACGAGCAGCACTCCGAAGAGTTTTACTACTTCATGCGCGACCAGACGCCGACCAAGCAGGAAGAGATCGCAGCACGCATGATCTACTTGAACAGAACCTGCTGGAACGGGCTTTATCGCGTCAACCTTTCGGGAAAGTTCAACGTTCCAAAAGGAACCAAGAGCAACGTGGTGCTTGATACGGACAACTTCAGAGAAACCGCTAAGCTGCTCCGTCGCTCTGTGATCACGCGCTCCGACTTTGAAGAAATTGTTAATGCGGCGCAGGAAAACGATTTTGTTTTTGTCGATCCTCCCTACACGGTAAGGCATAACTACAACGGTTTCGTGAAATACAACGAGAAGCTATTCTCGTGGGAAGATCAGGTCAGACTAAAGCATGCCATTGATCGTGCAACAGAAAGGGGAGCAAAGGTATTGCTCACCAACGCAAACCACGAATCAATAATAGATCTTTACCAAGACTATGTGCAGCACAGCACGCTATCAAGAAGCAGCGTGCTGTCGGGAAAAAGCGAGTTCAGAGGAAAATACTCAGAACTCGCCATCAAATGCTGGAATTAGATCTCGAAAGGCGCATGCTCTTTCAAGGTCCTGTAAAGAGCCGCCTCACCACTGGAGCCAGGCTTATAATTATCAGTTGTGAAATGATCATCTTCCAAATCCATTGCATCAAATATATCTTTAAAATCACCCTCTTTAGGAATCTCCTTTCCAATATATAAGTAGCAATGTTTAAGAAACCTCATTAATGCCATGAAGCCATTAGTACGACGAAGCATTACACCCCTGTCTTCAGCATCCCAAGCTGTCGGCCACCGCTTTGAAACGGCAGAAAAGTAGTACCAGAGTATATCTGTAAGCTCAAAGTCTCGCTCATCTATCATAAAATCTCTAAAAATGAGCTTATTTTGATCTTTTGGCTCAACTCTAGGTATCTTTTTATTCCTGATATAAAGATCTCTATCCTTCTGAGGCTTCCTGCTCAAATATTTCATCAAAGACTGAACAAACGCAGCCTGAGTGATAGCACCAGGCAAAGTATGAGGACTTGCTACACCAAGCCTCTTTATTCTTTTATAAAGCGGACTCCCCTTAGTCTCATTAAGAGAAACTGCAATATCGTGACAAAGCTTCTGAGGACTCCTTGATTCAGCCAGATCATAAAGGTCGTAAAGAAGACTTTTATTTATCTTTGTCTGAGCAATATTGACAGTGGAGAAAATATAAGCCTCAGAAGCCACGTCAATATCTACAAATATTGAAACATTAACCTGAAAATCTTCTTTCCCATTATAACCCTTCAGCCCCTCTATTCTGTGCTGCCCATCAATAACTTTCGCAATTTTTTGAAGAGGTATATCCTCATCGTCCTCTTCATTGGTCTCACTTACATAAGGTGACAAGCTAAGGGTTCCAGTCTTGTCATCATACTCAGCACACTTCCCATCCACTGAAAGAATCACTGCTGTAGGAAAGCAAGCGTCAAAGCTATTTACGTACTCAGCTATTTCATCAACGCGCTTTTTGCTTAATGGTCGCTGAATACCTAGATAAGTTTCGAACCCTCTTTCCCCATCAATCCTTCTCACATCTGTGTGAGTGATATCAATCAGATCCCGGTAATCGATAGCTCCCATAAAAAACATGCCAATAGGCTGCTTAACAGGAACACATGATATATCGAAAATATCCTTATCGCTGTAGCGATGAAACATTTCAGCCTGAGCAGTCATTATTAATCTCTCCCTGCGGCATGCTCAGCGTACTTCCTTGCTTTATCAAGCGTAGAATCACGCATAGTGTCAGCAGGCCCCTTAGTATGATGATTACTGATCGTAGTAATAAGATTCAACACCAACGCTATGACAAGGGCTCCTGCCGAAACATATATCATCATACTGCCATCTATAGCAGACCCCATTTTATTAGCAACATATATCGACACACCAATCAAGGTGTAGAAAAGAACTATCAGCTGGAAAAATGGGCGAAACTTGATCGGCGGCTCTGCTACGACAGAATATGCTAGAGGCCCCATCATTGCCAAAGAAGCAATCATAAGCTCTCCCTGCCTAGCATTGACAGACAGTGCGTCATACCAGCTATTAGAAGCTTGGATGCCAATCAGCAAAATGCCGATCAAGATAGATGACAAAGCATATAACGTCGTAATAGAAAACTCAGCAAAAGCAGAGCCAACTACGCCTCTGAACCATCTTCTAGGATCTCTTTGAATCCGTGAAAAAAGCTTACTTAACGAAGACATATCAATGCCTCCGGACATGGTTTGTTATAATAAGTGATTGACATAGCAATGATGCCTCCCTGCGTAATATGTTATCTCAAACAATCCGCCCAATCCTGACCCGGCACCGTCCCAGGATCTCCACGTCCTGCATCTCGTCGGGCTTGATCATCTCTTTCTCGTAAGCGTGGTTGTCGCTGATCAGCAGCCAGGCTCCACCCGCGACACGTTGCACGCGCTTGATGCGGTACTCCTCCCCCACGCGAAGCAAGAACACGCCGTCCGGCGTGCGCTGGCTGCAGTCGACGATCACCCGATCGCCGTCCTGGAGCGTACTGCCCATGGAGTCGCCGCGAACCTTAGCGCCGATCAGGTGCGTGGGATCGAGCCCCTCAGCGGATAGAGCCTGGGTCTGGAAATAGAGGGTGCTTTCGATGTTCTCGTGCTCGATGAGGCGCCCTGCGCCGGCAGCGGCCTCGATGTCGTACATCGGCACAGGTGAATAGCCATCCAGGGGTTCTTCAACTGGTGCCTGCACGTCGGAGGAACCACCTCTGCTCTTACGCCCAGTCAGCACGTAATACACGTCGACACCCGCGCTATCGAGGGCCGCGAGGTATTCCGTGTCGGGGTTACGAGTGCCCTTTTCATAGTTGATCTGGGTCGTCTTCCCGACACCCGCAAGGTTCGCAAACGCGGTCTGACTAAGGCCTAACCGCTCCCTCTCCCCTTTGATACGCTCGCCAACGGTTCTCAAATCAGCACCATATATACTTGACATGGTTCACATTCATGAACCAGTATTGATTTGCAGTCTTTCACTGGTTTTCACATCACAAGGGAGCCACTGCCATGGCCGACCCCGAAATGATCACTCCTGCGGCCCGCGCTACCCGCGAGCTGCACGAAAACGCGCCAGCCGAGGTGTACGTCCGCGGCCTGCACGTCGAACTCGCCAAGTGTTCGTCCGGCATGCGCATGGCGCTGCTGCGCTACATCTCGCCGGAATTCGGCGGCAGCAATCCCCTGGCCGAGCTTGAGGCGCTCGAGGAACGCACGCTGGCCGAGGCCTGCGCCAAACTGGCCGGCGACATGGTGTCCGCCCGCCGGGACGATGACGCCATCGAAGACGCGCTCACCACCCTGCGTGGCCACCTGGAAGAACACTTCATCCAGCGTAAGTACGCAGCGCTCTACGAACGGTGAGGTGCCTGACCATGCTCGTCCCAAACCGTTTCCGCCGGGTACAACACACGCAGCCCTTTCTCGGACTGGCGATGCAGCTCCACTACATAGGGCTCGGCGAGCCGCAACAGGTCGAGCCGGGTGTAGTCCTCGCCCGGAGTCGCGCCTGCCATCAGCAAGCTTTCCTCGATGTTGGCGGCTGCCGCGTAGAGCGTATCGCTGAACCCCGAAGCATCCATGGTCTCGAGCCTTGGAAACAACGGACTCAGCACCTTTTTCCCTGCCGGCATACCGGCGCTCCTTGTCTTTCACTCCATTGAGGAAGCCTAACCTATGAGCCATCCCGACACCATCATGTCGCCCACCGTGAGTCGCGCGCCCAAAGGCTGTAATCGCCCGGTGATGACCCACCTGACAGAAACCGAGCGGCAGCGCCTGGAGAGCATTGCCGAGTTGGAAATGCGCTCGCTTTCCGCGACGTCTCGCCTGCTGATGATCAAGGGCATCGAGCAGTACGACGCCGAAACCGAGCAGGCCGCTCGATCTTGATCTCTCCATCGTCCTGCATTGCCGCATAAGGAACTCCGCCATGTACCAGGACCCGAAACGCGTTCGCACCAAGGCCACCGTCTATCTGGACCAGTACGAAGCCGACGTCATCACCGCGCTGGCCAACTACCTGGGCGTGCCCAAGGCCGAGGTCATGCGCCAGATGATGATGAAGGAGGCGCGCGAGGTGCTCGGCGTCGACCTCGCCGTGCTTGCCGACACTATCGCCGCCTGCGCGAGCTGAGCCCAGCACCACATCCACCGTGCATTCGAGGTGCTTCATGCCGGAAAAAGCGATGGAGCTCGACCCACAGCTACAAGACGTGCTCGACGCCATCCGTGATCAACAAGGGCTGGAAAGTCGCGAGCAGGCCGCGGAATGGCTGCTGCGCCGGCGAATCCGTCGCGGCGCGCAAGAGCTGACAGGACGTGGCCGCGCCCTTTACCCCGCAGGGAGGAAACATTGATGACCGTACAGAACCGCCACCGCATCCCGTGCCCGCATTGCGGCGTGAACCTGCGCGTTCGCAAGAGCCAGGGGCTCACGCCGGTGTACCGCGAGGCGGTCTTCGAGTGCCGCAACGAGGATTGCGGCTGGCGCGGAAAAGCGTCGATCGAGATCACGCACACCATCGCGCCCAGCGATATCCCCAACCCGACCGTGGCCTTGCCGTTAGTGCCACGCCTACGGGACCTGATCACCAAACAAGCCCACGCCGCCAACGGCTGATACCGGAGAACAGCATGATGAAAAGCACAGCCAACAACGTGACCACCCTCGCCCCGCAAAAAGACGCGCACAACATCGCTGCCGGCCGCCTACTCCGGGATCGCTGGGAGAACCGCGTCAACGCTCTGGCGAATTGCATCGAGCACCTCATCGTCGATCACGACATGACTGAGGCAAACGCTGAACTGGTGACCATACAAGCCTATGCCGACCTGGAGTCCACCAACCAGGTCGCCCGTATCGATATCGACGCGTGTACGCCCCACGTGGTGGTGCTGCGCACCGAGGGCGGACGTCCGGTTGTATTCACCGTGACCGACTTGATGCACGTGCTGACCCAGGCCCGTCAGGAAGAGCGTGCCGTGGTGGTCGATCGCGAGCGCCGGCGCCCCGTCGTCCTCGAGTACTGAAGCGGGCAGCCACCGCCCTTCACCGCGTTCTCTATTCATGAGCAAAAGGAGGCCCAGCGTGAATCCATCGCTACGCCAGGACATTCTTGCGCGCTTGACGCGCGACTATCAGGCCGAGGAACGGGGCCCGTACCTGCAAAAGGTGCAGTGCCCCGACTGCGGCAAGCGGGAGGCGTTCATCAACGCCGAGTCGCCGTGGATGCTCAAGTGTGGGCGGGAGAACAACTGCGGCGCTCAGCACCACGTCAAAGCGCTCTTCCCGGAGCTATTCGATAGTTGGACGGAACGCTATGACGTGCCCGAACAACGCGCTGAGAGTGGCTCGCCAGTCGCCGATGGCTACCTGCGCGATGGCCGCGGCTTCGATCTCGAGCGCATCCGGGGCTGGTACACCCAGGAGAGCTACTGGAAGCCGGGCATCGGCGGCTCCGCCACGGTGCGCTTCGCCCTGCCCGGCGGCGCGTATTGGGAGCGCCTGCTCGACAAGCCCGAGCGCTTCGGCAAGCAGAAGGCCAACTTCGTCGGCCCGTACAAAGGTGAATGGTGGCAGCCGCCGGCGCTGACCGATGCCGACCTGGTGGACGCCGGCGAGGTCTGGATCACGGAAGGCATCTTCGATGCCACGGCCCATTACCACCATGGCAAGGCCGCTGTATCAGCGATGAGTTGCTACAACTATCCCGACGTGGCCTTGGCACGGCTGGCTGATGCCGCCCATGCCGCGGGCACCGCGCGCCCGACGCTGGTGTGGGCACTGGACAGTAACCGCGCCGGCCAAAACAACACGCTCAAGCATGTGCGCCGCGCCCGGGCCGAGGGCTGGGAATGTAAGGCCGCGCAAATCCCCGGCAATGGAAAGCACGACTGGAACGACGCGCACCAACGCGGCGAGCTGACCGACGAGCACTATGCCACTTACCGCCACCACGGCGCCCTGCTATTGGCGCCGTCGGCCATGGCCAAGGCGCTGCTCCTCTACAAGCGCACCGAGCGGCGCGAGTGCTGGTTCGAGTACAAGCGCCAGATCTGGTGGTGGAAGCTGGACGTCGACGCCTTCGACCGCGCGGTACGCGCCGAGGGTGAAGACGGCGGCGACCAGGAGCAGTTGAACCCGGCGATCCGTGATGCGGCCCTGGAACAAGCCGGCAGCGTAAAGCGTATCTGCACCTGCTACCCCACGGCACTGTACTACCAGGCCAACGCCGTCACCGACGAGAGTTGGTACTACTACCGCGTCGAGTTTCCCGATGGCCGGGCGCCGGTGAAGAACACCTTCAGCGGTGGCCAGCTGGCCAGTGCCAGCGAGTACAAGAAGCGCCTGCTCGGCGTGGCGCCGGGCGCGGTATGGACCGGTACCAGCCAGCAGCTCGATACCCTGCTCCAGGACCAGATCGGCAACATCAAGACGGTCGAGACCATCGACTACATCGGCTACAGCAAGGAGCACGAGGCCTATGTGTTCGGCGATCTTGCCGTGGCCGGCGGTAAAGTCGTGTCGATCAATAGCGAGGACTATTTCGAGCTTGGTCCACGCAAACACCTCAAGACGCTGAGTCAATCCGTCACCCTGCACCTGAACCCGGATCGGGACGCTTACAGCACCGCGTGGACGCGCCAGCTGCTGGGCGCCTTCGGTGCCAAGGGCGTGGTGGCCACCGGCTACTGGCTGGGCAGCCTGCTCGCCGAGCAGATCCGCGCCGCCCAGGGCAGCTTCCCCTTTCTCGAGATCGTCGGCGAGGCCGGCGCCGGTAAGTCAACGCTGATCGAGTTCCTGTGGAAGCTGGTCGGCCGGCGGGACTATGAAGGGTTCGACCCCAGCAAGGCGACCATGCCGGCTCGCTCCCGCAACTTCGCCCAGGTCGCCAACCTGCCGGTGGTGCTGATCGAATCCGACCGGGATCAGGGCGACGGCGCCAAGCAGAAGCAGTTCGACTGGGACGAGCTGAAGACCGCCTTCAACGGTCGCTCGATCCGTGCCCGCGGCGTCAAGAGCAGCGGCAATGAAACCTACGAGCCGCCCTTCCGCGGCAGCATCGTCATCAGCCAGAACGCGCCGGTACAGGCCGGCGAGGCGATTCAGACACGCATCTGCCACCTGCACTTCACCCGCGAGGGCCAGACCCGCCAGACCAAGGAGCTGGCCGAGGCCCTGGAGAAGACCGAGCTCGAGCACGTCAGCCAGTTCGCCTTGGACGTGGCCAAGCGGGAAAGCGCCCTGCTCGAGCTGATCAATACCCGCTCGCGCGAGTACGCCAACCGACTGACCGACGATCCCGAGATCAAGGTGCTACGGATCGCCAAGTGCCACGGCCAACTGATGGCACTGCTGGACTGTCTCGGCCCCGAAGGCTTGGGCCTGTTCGACGCCCAGACCATCGACCAGGCCTGTGGCCACGTGTGGCAAATGGCGCGCGATCGCCAGCAAGCCATCAACGCCGACCACCCGCTCGTCGCCGAGTTCTGGGAGGCGGTCGAGTACCTCGAGGGGCTTTCCGAAGAGCCGGTGCTCAACCACTACGGAAAGAACGCGGACCTGATCGCCATCAACCTCAAGGACTTCGAGCGCCGCTGTGCCGACTACAAGCTGCGCATCCCCGAGGTGCGCGAGCTCAAGCGCTACCTGAAGTCCAGCAAGACCCGCAAGTACGTCGATGCCAACCGCACTGTCCGCAGCCAGATCCGCCTGGGCAACACCAGCGTGAAGTGCTGGGTATTCCAAGCCTGAAACCACAAAAGGAGCCTGTGATGACCACCCCACCAAGCATGCCGCGTGTCACCCAGCGTCTGCGTGAACGCAATCACCAGACCCTGGAGGCCATGCGCCTTGCCGAAGCCGATGCCAAGCGCCGCTTGGATCGTGTCGAGCAGCTCGGCGCTGCAGCACTGAGCCGCTTGGTCGATGTCGCCCAGGGCGACAGTGGCCAGAGCCACCATTGCCGACGCCTGCTGCTCGCGATCTACAACGGGCCCGAGTGGCCGTTCGAACTCACTCGCTTGCGCGCGATCGACCGCAGCCTGCAAGACGCCGCCCTGGTCGTCATCGAGTGGGCCACCTACACCCGCCACGAGCTGCACGAGTACCTGCCCAATGGCGATCGCTTGATGCAGCGCTTCCGACTCATCGAAACCCGCGGAGACGACTGACCCATGGCCGACAACGCAGACCGCGCCACCGAACTGATGGAACAGACCCTGGAACACGCACTGGCCACCAGGTCAGCCTGGACCGGCGTCGACTGGGCGCGCGCCGAGTGTGAGGAATGCGGCGAAGAGATCCCCGCCGCCCGCCGAGAAGCCGCACCCTGGGCGACAACCTGCATCGAGTGCCAATCCATCCGGGAGCAACGGAGGCGGCATGTACGGTGAAACGGTAAAAGGCGGGCCACTGGCCCGCCAAGCCGCCATGCTGTGCAGAGACGCGCGCTTTCGGCTCTACCTGGATCGTCGCCGGCGCCACAAGTTCGGGCTCAGCGAGCAGGACCTGCCCGACGGTACTCACAATGAGCAAGACGCAAGGGATTGGCTCTGCGCCGCCTGCGGTATCCAGAGCCGCGCCGCGCTGGATCACCAGGAACAGGCCGCTACCATGTTCCGAACAATCCGTCAGCGCTATGGGCGCTGGCGTCTGCAAAGTCGCCAAGGAGACGCCTAATATGCCCCGTCACATCGATCAGATTCTCGCGATGGCCGGTAATCGCCCCCTTTCAGCAGGCGAGATTGAGAGACTGGCCGGCTATATCCGCGACCTGGAGCGACGGCAAGCGAGACCGGCCGACGTGCTTGAGCGAGAACTTGCCCGGACGCGGGAAGAGCTGAAGAACTGTCGTAGGCTGCTCAACAAGTACGACATCAACGAGATCATGGACTAATCGCCCGCCGCCCTCTTGGGCGGCGCTCTTCGGACGGCTAGATAACGGTATAAGGAAAGAAACCGCCGTGCTTCCACCCCTGCCACAGTCCTAAAGATTCCCTTAAACTGTATAAGAGTACAGTTGTGGGGAGACATATCATGGCGGACGGCGTCGAGGTGCGCGGCAACACCGTGCGCGTCTACTTCCGTTGGCAGGGAGAGCTCTGCCGGGAACCGCTCCCAGGTAAGGCCACGGAGCGCAACATTGAGCATGCCAGGCGGCTGGTCACGATCATCAATTACGAGATCGATGCCGGCACCTTCGACTATGCCAGGCACTTTCCGGAATCACGGCGGCTGCACGAGAGCACTTTCGGCTTCTACCTGGACTTGTGGTTGGCCATCAAGAAGAACGAGCTGGCCTACTCGAGCTACCGGGGAATAGCTTCCAAGGCCGAGACACACGTTCGCCCGCGCTGGGGCAACGAACAGGCCGATGACATCGACCACATCGAGCTGCAGGATTGGATTCAGAAGGACCTGGCCACGCACCTGGCGAACAAGACGATCAAAGAGGTCGTCAGCATCATGCGGCAGACCTTCCGGCTGTACGCCACACGCAACAAGAAAGCCTTCGATCCTACCCTGGGCATCAACATCCGGCTTCCAGATGACGAAGATCCCGACCCATTCGAGAAAGCCGAGATCCGTAAGATCCTCGAGACGCCGACAAAGCGTGTCCAGGAGCTCAACCTGATGAAATTCGCAATGTACGACGGGCCCAGGATCTCGGAGGCCCAGGCGCTGGCGTGGGAGGATGTGCTCGATGTCGAAAAGGGGATCATCCGCTACCGGCGTGCTGTGGTGCGTGGACGCTTCAAGGTGACCAAGACCAAGCGATCGACGCGAGTGCACCATCTACTGAAACCAGCTCGAGAGGCGCTCCAGGAACAGTTCGCGCTGACCGGCAAACTGCCGGCGCAAACCTACCAGGTCGTCGATCGAGACAACCGGACCGTCAGGCAAGAAAAGCTGCGACTAGTGTTCCTGAACTCGCTGAGCGGGAAGCCATTCTATGAGAACGCCATCCGTCAGCGCTTCTGGAAGACTCACCTGGAGAAGGCGGGGGTGAGGTACCGGGGCCCGAACCAATGCCGGCACACCTTCATCAGCCAGATGCTGTCCCTGGGCGTGGTGCCGCTTCACTGGATTGCCAACCACGTTGGCCACTCCAGCATCACCATGATTCAGCGCCGTTATGGCAAATGGATTCATGCCGACGGGCAGGACGTGCCGACCATGATTGAGAAGCTTCTGGATCTATAAGCATTCCCAGAATTGTTCCCAAAACCGTTCCCAAAGGCCAAAAACGAAGAAGGGGAATCAACCTAAGTAGTTGATTCCCCTTCAAAATTCTGTGGCGGAGGGGGAGGGATTCGAAACCTCCACTACCGCCTAAAACATCTGTAACTTACTGATTTATATGGAGGCAATCTCGCGATTTTGGCGATTTTTGTTCCCAAACTGTTCCCAGGCGTTGACGGAGGTATGCGTGTGACGTGCGCGTGTACGCATGTTGCGCGGGGTAGACTCAGAATCCGAGGGGGGCTCGGAAAAAGGTAACAAAGGTAATGGATTGCCGAAATCCAATATAAGCCATTGAATATAAAGAGATTCGAGCGATCGTTCAAAAGGTAACAAAAAGGTGATGCAAAGGTAATGCGTTACCTTTTTGAGAGGTGACAGAGAGAAATATCCATATCCTTTAAAAACAGCCACTTGCGAGCACGTTACCTTTTGCATCACCTCACGTTACCTTTTAGAGGTAACAGAAAAGCTTCGATAAATCAGACGGTTGGGGCATGATCTACCCCCATGTGACCGATGTTACCTTTTTCCGAGGCCCCCGCACCTTCTTAAGGCGCCTCCCCTTCCTGTGCTTCCCCACGACCCGTTTTGGGGGCTGCTCGATTTCGCATGATTCCGCATGACCAATCTCCCTCTGCCACCCGCTTCGAAGCCCTGCAGCCAGGCTTTATTGACCGTCCTGCATGAGTGCGTGAAAAGCGACAGGTTTAGCGCGCAGGCGGGGCGGGGTGTCGACGGCGCGGCGCCGGCGCGCAGCTACACGGACAGGGCCACCCGCCCGTAAGCTGCTTGTGTCCTTAAGGTTACTGAGACCAAAGAAGTGTAGCGGTGTGTTAGCCGTCAACTAGCTTGAAGGGTGTACTCATGAAATAGGAGGGGTCATGGACAACTATCATATCGTGAAAGATGGCAACCACTGGGCTTTGAAGAAGGAAGGGGCTACACAGGCCACCCTTACCGCGCCAACTAAAGAGGACGCGATACATAAGACTCAGGATTTCATGAAGGGCAAGACGGCCAGCGTCAAAATTCACAAAGAAGATGGGACTATCCAGGAGGAGAGGACCTATCCCCGTAGTGCAGACCCACATCGTACGACGGGTTAATACATAAAACTGCGGCCACCCGGCTGGGTGGCCGCTTCTATCATGAAGTTCAATCAACGGTTGGTGATGATCAGCTCTCCCCGCTTCCCAGTTGATTGCTTGCCGACGGTGTAGTTGATCTGGGTGGTGTGGATCTTGAGGCCCGCGAAGACACGCCGCATCTCCGGGATATCGTTGACGCTGATGACGACCTGCCCTTTCGCTTTCCGTGCCAGCTCGGCCATTCGCTCGTACTGCTCGAGGCCGAAGTCGGTGCCGTAGCCGGCGGTTTCCCAGTACGGCGGATCCAGGTAGAAGAGCGTCTCGGGCCGATCGTAGCGCGTCACGCATTCCGACCAGTCTAGATGCTCGATCACCGTGCGAGATAGCCGGAGGTGTGCCTGGCTCAAATCCTCCTCAATGCGCATCAGGTTGAGACGAGGTGGGCTGGTCGCTGACGTCCCGAAGGTCTGGCCGTGTACCTTGCCACCGAAGGCCAGCTTCTGCAGGTAGAAGAAGCGTGCCGCGCGCTGAATGTCAGTGAGGTGGCGCGGGTTCACTTCACGCTGAGCCAGGTACTCTTCCCGGCTTACCAGGCTCCAGCGGAACTGGCGCACCAGCTCGTCGGGGTGGTGCTTGACGATGCGATAGAGATTCACCAACTCCCCATGGGCATCATTGATCACCTCTACGGGGCTCGGATCTTTCAAGAAGAAGATGGCCGCTCCCCCGCAGAAGGGTTCCACATAGGTTCTGTGTGGCTGGAACTGGGGGATGATGGCTTTCGCAAGACGGCGCTTGCCTCCCATCCATGGGAGGATCGGTTTCATGGTCATCCTGACACCTGTTTATTTATCCAGTTTCTGATATGCTTTCGGTGTCGCTGGATGCGCCAGGAAGGCGTTTACGATCAGGGACGATCACGGCGATGCATGCCCGGGGCCCACAAGCCCTGGGCTTTTTCGTGTTATCCGGTTGGCGATTCGCTGGCCGTCTCAAGTGTGTAAGGCCGGAACCGGATCACCTGCTCCCCCAACAGGTCGTTGATCTCTTCGAAGACGGCTTGCAGCGGCTCGAGTTCGTTGGTAACGAAGACCCTAGCCGCCTTCTCCACGTCGCCGAATCCGCCGACGTTATTGGGCATCACGCCCATCAGCTGGGGCGGTACGCGGTGGCTGGCGAGGGTATCGTCGCGGGTTTCCTGCTTGATGCCGGCGAATTCGTCCTTGGCGGCGACTTCCGAGATGGGGATGATCTGTACGCCATCCTTCTTGCCGCCCGGCGAGTGAAGGAACAGGTTGCGGAAGTTGCCGACGCCCTTGGAGTTGCGCAGGGCCTCGCGCATGGCATCGATGTCTTCCTGGTTCTGCGCGGTATCGGAGACGTACATCACGAAACCAGCATGGGAGCCGTTCAGGTAGTACTTGCGGCGAAACAGGGTGGCGTTTTCATTGAGCAGAATCGACTGCAGCGCGCCGAGGTAATCCGGCACGCCGTAGATCTCTTGGTTGATGTCCGGCTCCATCAGGTGGATCACCGAATCGCGCTCGAATTCGCTGGCCACCTGCCAGGATGTCACCCACCAGTACTGCCCTTCTTCGACGCCCCGTCGCACGTACTTGGCCCGCGCCGGCCGCAATGCCAGCAGCCGCCCAAGGCGCCCATACACTCGCTCGATGTACGCATTGCCGAACACCAGATAATCGGTAACCAGGGCGCGGAACGCCTGCCGGCTCAGTAGTCGATGCGGAATGAACGATCGCGACAGGATGTTGCGCTTCACCTGCAAGCTGGAGCCGTGATGCGCCGTCGCGCGATACACCTTGGCCAGCGCCGGGAGATCCACCGGCGGTTCGTACCAGCGCGCCGTCAGCATCCAGCAGCCGGTGTAGAGGAAGTCGGCCAGGTCCGTCACCGGTACCGGCTCGCCGAAGGTGAACGCCTCGGCCCGCGCCGGGGCTGGCGACGCCTCCGCCGCCGGTTCGGACTCGGACAGGGTCGCCGGCACGCGCATGCGGGGTTTGTCGGCCGTGGTCATTCGGACATCTCCATGATGGCGCCGCCGCGCTCGCCCTCGGCGAGCACGTCGATGGGTTCGTTGTTGAGAGCGTGCATCGTCGCCCACGCCAAGTCGGCGTGGCCGGTTTGGGCGTTGCGCCCTGCGGTAAAGGTGAATTGGCGGCCGCTCGCGGTCAGCTCGCGGCGAATGGCGGTGAAGGACTGGGCGATGATCACGTCACGGCTATCGAACTCGAGACGCCCGCGCTCGATGATGTGCTGTGCCTGACGCACCAGCGCCGCCTTGCTGTCCGGCGTGTAGCGATAGCGCGTCACGCGCGGAAAGAACTTTGCGACCAGTTGCGCTACCGCCTCGCCCATGCCGTTGATATCGATGCCGATGAACTGGACGTTGTAGCGTCGGGTCACCTGCTCGATGAAGCCCGCTTGCTCTTCGTAGTCCTGTCCTTTGATGCGGTGCTTCTCCAGGATGCGATGCCGATCGTTGCGATTCTTCGCCGGCGCCAGCACGACTAGCCCCGCGCCATCGCCGTCCAGGTTGTCCCCCGCCGGGTCATAGCCCAGCCACACCGGCTTGTCGCCGAATGGGCGCGCGGCGAAAGGCTTCCAGTCGCGCCAGATGTCCCAGCTATCCACCATGCAGCGTTGCATGGTCATCATCGGGAACGCCGATTGGGAGTCGTCGACGAACTCACACATCAGGAGGTTGGCGAATTCCTCGTCGCTGTATTCCAGCCGCAGCTGATCGAGATCGAATAGGTCGCAGCCGCCGGCGATCGCGTCCTCGATGGTCACGATCTGGCGCCACTGACCGTCCGGGCCGCGAGCGCCGCCTTTCAACGCGGCGTGGCTGACGTCGATCAACACTCGGTCGGCCTTCTTCTGGCGCTTATTGAAGCGCTCGCCCGTCCAGAACGGATACGCCTCATGCGCCACCGATGACGGCGTGCTGAAGTAGGTTTGCTTCCACTTCTTGTGCATCGCCATGCCTGACGTGACTTTGCGGAACTGCTCGAAGCCGTTGATCCAAAAGTATTCGTCGAGATAGGTGTCGCCGTGGTAGCCCTGCGCGGTCTTGGCGTTAGTCCCCAGGAAATGGAGCTCGGCGCCATTGGCCAAGACGATGGGGTCGCCTTTGAGCTCCACGCCGGTGGCCTCCTTCACGAACTGCACGATGTAGTGCTTAAAGATGTGCGCCTGGGCCTTCGAGGCACTCATGAAGATCTTGTTCTTGCCGGTCTCCACGGCGTCGGCGATCGCCTCACGCGCGAAGTACCAGGTCGCGCCAATCTGCCTCGACTTGAGCAGGTTGCGGATACGTTCGTGCTGGCCGGCGCGGTACCAGGCGCGCTGGTAATCGAACAGCGAGGCCTCGAACGCTTCCACGATTTGGATCACGCCCTCGTCGCCGACATCGTTGCGCGCGGGTTTGCGCTTCTCGCCGGCGTTGCGCCGTTCGATGTTCGGATTGAGGTCGCTTTCTTTGCCCGATTCCTCGTACTTGTGGACCCGCGCCAGGCGCTCGACCTGGCGCCCCAAGAGATCCAGCTCCTTGAAGTCCTTGCCCTCCTTCGCGTCCTTCCAGATCAGTTGGATCATGCGCGCCTCGAGCGCGCCTTCGATGCGCTGACTGGGCGAGGCATCGTCCCAGGCATCGCGTTTCTTCCAGCTATCGATGGTGGCACGGGGCAGGTCGAGGAATTCGGCGATACGCGCGATGCGCCACCCCATCCAGTAGAGGTGCCGGGCGGAGAGACGCGAGGCGTCTTGAGTATCCAGGTCGGGGGTCGGTGTCGTCATGGCGCCCAGCGTACCCGCGCGCGGGATTTCGCTATTGCAGGCCCCGGTGTAGACGGCATGACTCACACCCGGCCCGCGTTGAGCCGGGCACCGAGTGCGCGGAACCTGACGCCCATACGCATTCCGTACCCCGAGGGCACTTCATGAAATGGTTCCGCATCGCGACCGAGGGCGCGACGACCGACGGCCGCAACATCAGCGCCGCCTGGCTGCAACAGATGGCCGACAACTTCGATCCCGACACCTACGGCTGCCGGATCAATCTGGAGCACATGCGCGGCATGCTGCCCGACGGGCCGTTCAAGAGTTACGGCGACGTCACCGCGCTGAAGACCGAGAAAGGCGAGGACGGCAAGCTTCAGCTGCTCGCGGCCATCGATCCCACCGACGACCTGAAGGCGCTCAACGACAAGCGCCAGAAGGTCTACACGTCGATGGAAGTCGATCCCAACTTCGCGGACACCGGTGAGGCGTATCTCGTCGGGCTCGCCGTCACCGACTCCCCCGCCTCGCTGGGCACCCAGATGTTGCAGTTCGCCGCCGGCGCGGGTAGCGAGTCACCGCTGGCCGGACGCAAGCAACGCCCGGACAACCTGTTTACCGCCGCCATCGAGACCGAGTTCGACTTCACCGCCGAGCCACCGACAGATTCCGGCCCGTCGCTCACCGAGCGCGTCAAGGCGCTGTTTCGCAAGCACGACGCCAAAAGCGAGGCGGGATTCGCAGCGTTTCGTGAAGAGCTCGAGCAGACCCTGGGACTCTTCGTCGAGAAGCACCAGGCCCTGGCCGATGACCTCAACGCGCGTCCCAGCGCCACGGCTTTCAATGACCTGAAAGCCGCGCACGACACCCTGCAAACCCGCTTCGACGAGCTGTATACCCAGCTCGACAGCACGCCGCGCCACACCCCACGCCAGCGCGCCACCGGCGACGACGGCACCATCGAAACCGACTGCTGAGGAATCCCGACGCTCATGCGTAACGATACCCGCAAACTTTTGAACAACTACGCCCAGCGGCTCGCGCAGCTGAATGGCGCCCCGGACGCGTTCTCGACGTTCGATGTCGATCCGTCGGTGCAGCAAACGTTGGAAACCAAGATCCAGGAATCCAGCGAGTTCCTGAATCGCGTCAACATGGTCGGCGTGCGCGACATGATTGGTGAAAAGCTGGGGCTCGGCATCAGCGGCCCCATCGCCGGGCGCACCGACGTCAGCCAGCGTGACCGCAATCCCAGCGATCCTACCCAGCTGGACGAGCACGAATACCGCTGCCAATCCACCGAGTTCGATACCTTCCTGAGCTGGGCCAAGCTGGATGCCTGGGCCAAGTTCCCGGACTTTCAGGCCCGCGTGCGCGATGCCATCGTTCGCCAGCAAGCGCTCGATCGGATCATGATCGGGCTCAACGGCACCAGCGCTGCCAAGCAGACCGACCGTACGGCGAACCCGATGCTCGAGGACGTGAACGTCGGCTGGCTGCAGCAATACCGCGCCAATGCCGCCGAGCGCGTGATCGATGGCATCCAGATCGGCAAGGGGCAGGAATTCCAGAACCTCGACGCTCTGGTGTACGAGGCGGTCAACTCCCTCATCGACCCGTGGTACCGCGACAACACCGATCTCGTCGCCATCGTCGGCCGCTCGCTGATGACCGACAAGTACCTGCCCAAGATCAATGAATGGGAGCAGCCCACGGAATCCCGCGCCTTGGACCTGATCATGGCCGCTAAGCGCTTCGGCGGGCAGAACGCCATGCAAGTGCCGTTCATGCCGGACAACGCCATCTTCATCACCTCGACCGAGAACCTCTCGATTTACTGGCAGGAAGGCTCGCGCCGCCGCCACCTGGTCGAGAAGCCGGAGCGCAAGCGCATCGTCAATTACGAGTCCAGCAACGATGCATACGTGATCGAGGATTACGGCTTCGGCTGCCTGGTCGAGGGCATCGAGTTCGCCGATGCCGATACCACTAGCGGGGCGTAACGATGGTCAGTTCCATTCGTCGACACTTCGAACGCGTCAGCGCCGCACAAGCGGCGCGTGACGCCGGCGACGCGCCCATGCAGGGCGACGAATATCACTTCATGCAAGCCAAGCTCTTCGAGGACTACCGCCGGCTCAAGTCGGTGCAATCCATCGAGCGCAAGGTCGCCATCAAGCGCGAGATCCTGCCCGACTACGCGGCCTACGTGGAAGGTGTGCTCGAAGCTGGCCAGGGCGCACAAGACGAGGTGCTGATGCGCGTCATGCTTTGGCGCATCGATGTCGGCGACATCGAGGGCGCGTTGAGCATCGGCCGCTATGCCCTGCGCCACGGGCTAGAGCCTGGCGATCAATTTCAGCGCTCCACCGCCGCGATTCTCGTCGAGGAAGCCGCCGACCAAGCGCTCGCCCTGGAAGCAGATGACGCCACCCTGCTCGAGGAACTCCAGGAGATCGAGCGCCTCACCGCGGGCGCGGACATGCACGACCAGATCCGCGCGAAATTGCACAAGGCCCTGGGCAACGCCCATCGCGCCGAGGGCACGCCACAGGAAGCGCTGACGCACTTTCGCCGGGCGCTGGAGCTCAACGACCGCGCCGGCGTCAAGAAAGACATCGAGCGCCTCGAGCGCGAGGTAAAGAACGCCGACGATCAAGCCAACGCCTGATCGTCGCCAACGAGTCGCACGCCGACGTCAGGGGGCGCGACGGTAGAGGCAAGCCCAAGGGGCGCGGCCTCGACCCATCGCCCACCCCCTTCTTGATCAGCACCAGGAGCCACGATGAGCAGCTTCGTTTCGACCGGCACCACAAGCACGACCACCGCCGAGCCCGTCACGAATAACGGCTTCTGGCCGGATATCGAACCCGATGCGTTCCGTGACACGCATCGCCTCGACGGCACCATCACCGCAGTGCGAATCGAAGGCGCCCTGCTTGCCGCCATGGCCACGGTCAATCGCACGCTGCGCAATTGGCAGGCCAAACAGGTCGAGGCGGGCTATGACACGGTCGATGCCGTGCCGGTGCCAATCTGGCAAGCGCCGGGAGTGTTCAAAGCGCTGTATCGCCGCGCGGTCTACTCCACGGCGCACGCCAGCCTGGTCGAGCGTTACGCCGACTACGACACCACCAACAGCGGGCGCGAGCGTAGCGAAAGCCTCGCCGAGCCGGCAGAGAGTTACCGGCGCGATGCGGCCTGGGCAATCAGCGAGATCGAGGGGCGCCCCCATAGCACGGTCGAGCTGATATGAGCCGCACGGTCCACGCACGGCAATACGACACACTCGACGCTATTTGCTATCGCATCTATGGCACCACCGCCGGCGTCACCGAACGCGTGCTGCGGGCCAATCCTGGACTGGCCGATCTCGGCCCCGTCTTGCCTCACGGTACGCCCGTCATGCTGCCCGAGATCACCCAAGCCCCCAGCCGTGCGCCAACCGTGCAGCTCTGGGACTGACTTTCCAACGCTTCGAGGACCGCATGGCCCAGCCGCTCGAAATCACCACCGAAAGCCTCAAGGCGACCCCACCTGCATTCGTCACCGCTTTATACATGGGCGGCATGACGCCGGCCGACTGGGTCACCGCCCTGACTCTGCTCTACCTGGTCTTGCAGATCGGCTTGCTGATTCCGCATTACGTGCGCAAGTGGAAGCGCTGGAGGAACCGCGATGAGTCTTAAACGCCGCCTCATCGTCGGCGGGACCGCCGGCGCGCTCAGCCTAGCCACGGCGGTTGTCTCCCAGTTCGAGGGCTACCGGTCGGAGGCCTACCGCGACCCAGTGGGCATCCCGACCATCTGCTACGGGCACACCGGCGATGTCGATATGGGCCAGACCCTGAGTAAAGCCCGGTGCAAGGAATTGCTCGCCAAGGATCTCGGCACGGCCTTCGACGCCGTCGACCAGCGCGTCGAAGTCGAGCTGCCCCCGGCGCGTCGCGCGGCCTTGGCCTCGTTCGTCTACAACGTCGGCGAAGGTAAATTCGCCCGCTCGACTCTGCTGAAGCGACTGAACGCCGGCAAAGTGCGCGCCGCCTGTAACGAGCTCAACCGCTGGGTCTACGGCGGGGGCCGTAAGCTCGCCGGCTTGGTCAAGCGCCGCGCCGCTGAGCGCAAGCTATGCCTGCGGGGGCTCGACCCATGACCGCATTGTTGGGGCGCGCTATCGGCGCCGTACCGCTCAAGGTATGGCTGGTGCTGATCGGCACCGGGGTAGTCGGCGCCGGCGGCTGGTTCGCCTGGCAGGAATACCGCACCGCGCTGACCGACGCAGCCGCCGCCCGGCAAGCGCTCGACGCTGCCCAGGCCGAAAACGCCCAGCGTCAGTTGGTAATCGACGCCTTGTGGCAAAACGCCCAGCGCCTCGAGGAGCAACGCCAGCAACTGAACGACACGAAGGCTGACCTGGAGCGCACCGCCTCGAACCGACTCACCCGCCTGCGGGAGCTGATCCATGAAAATGCCGAGTTACGTGCGTGGGCTGGTACTCGCCTGCCTGACGCTGTTATCCGCCTGCGCGAGCGCCCCGCCGTCACCGGCGCCGCCGATTATCGTCAAGCGCTGCGCGACGCCCAGCCCATGCAGCCTCCCCGCGAGCGCACCGATGACTAACGGCGCACTACTCGAGCAGCTCGAGCGAACCGAAGCCGCCTGGGCGCAATGCGCCGCCGAGGTCGATGCCATCATCCAATGCCACGAGCACACCGATGAAAAAACTCCACCTGCTACGCACGCACCTGATTAACGCCGTGCCGGGGCTGGCCCGAGATCCCGATAGGCTGCTGACCTTCGTCGAGGATGGCAGCCTCGAGTTTCGACGCGGCCCTAACCTGTCACACGAATATCAGTTCGCCGCGCAGCTGGTGCTGACCGACTTTGGCGATGACCTCGACACCGTCATGGTGCCGTTGCTGCAGTGGCTGGCCGAGTACCAACCCGACGCGGATCCCGGCGAGGCGGTCAGCTTCGAGGCCGAGATCCTCAGCAACCAAGCGGTGGACGTCGCGCTGCGCGTACGACTCACCGAGCGCGTGATCGCCAAGGTCGATTGCGACAGCGGCCATATCCACGTCGATCATGTCTTGTCACGGTTCGAGCGCGATGCCTGCCCTATCGCGCGTTGGCAGCTACTACTGCGCGACGCCGAAGCCGACGACGACTACACCCTAGCCGCCGAATGGGGCGAGACCGATGACGGATGACTTGCAAGCCCTGGAAGACTGGGCAGCGCCCCTACTCGCCCAGCTCGAAGCCAAGGAACGCCGCCGCCTGGCGCGCGCCATCGCCCGCGACCTGCGCCGCAGCCAACGCCAGCGCATCCGCTCGCAGACCAATCCCGACGGCACGCCCTATGCGCCGCGCAAACCCCAAAAGTGGCGCGCCCGCCAAGGCAGCATCCGCCGAAGCGCCATGTTCGACAAGCTCTCCACCGCCAAGTGGATGAAAGCCACCGCGCACGGTGACACCGCGGTGGTCGGTTTCATGGGCAACGTCGCGCGCATCGCCCGTACCCACCAGTACGGTCTACGCGACCGCGTCGATCGCGACGGCCCCACCATTGAATACCCGCAGCGCGAGCTGCTCGGCTTCACCGATGCCGACCGCGAGCTCGTCATCAATGCGCTATTCACCCATCTGAACTCGGTGTAAGACGCCCGCGCCACACCCGCGCCCGCTTCGCCTGGCACCGCAGCTTCCGCACGATAGCGGCATGCAAAACGTCGCCGAACTTCTCCGCCTGATTCACAACCTCATCCGCCTGGGCACCATCGCCGAGGTCGATCATGGTGACCCCGACGCCGATCCACCTCGGCCGCCGCGCGTGCGCGTCAAATCCGGCGAGTTGCTGACCGACTGGCTGCCGTGGATCGAAGGCCGAGCCGGGACGACACGCGACTGGGATCCGCCGACTGAAGGCGAGCAGGTCATGGTGTTTTCGCCCGGCGGCGATCCGGCCACTGGCGTGGTGCTTACCGGCCTCTTTTCCAACGCTCACTCGGCCCCGGCCAACTCCCCAGACATCTGGCGTCGCGTGTTCCCCGATGGCGCTGTCCTAGAGTACGACCACGCGGCACATCACTTACGGGCCGATATACCCGGCTCCGCCGGGTTGACCACGAGCGGTGCCGTTACCGTATCTGCCGACGGCGCTATCAAAGCGACAACGAAATCGACCCTCAACGCCACGGCCACCGGCGGCGCGACGATCAACGCCAACACCCTCATCAACGGCAACCTGACGCTGAATGGCAACCTCAGCCAGCCCGCAGGCAAAAAGGCGACGATGGCCGGCGACGTGGCATTCAAGGGTGCCGTGACCAGCAACGGCAAGGACATCAGCTCCAAGCACGCCCACGACAAAGTCGAGCCCGGTAGCGGTACATCAGGGGAGGTCATTTAATGCCTGGCATGTCGCGCACCACCGGCCAGCGTCTCGACTCGCTCGAGCATCTCCGGCAATCCATCGTCGATATCCTGACCACGCCGCTGGGCTCGCGTGTGATGCGCCGCGACTACGGCTCGCTGTTGCCCGAACTCATCGACCAGCCGCTGAACGGCGCCACGGCTCTGCGCGCCTACTCGGCCACCGTCGTCGCGCTGATGAAGTGGGAGCCGCGCGTCCGCGTGACGCAGATCACCCGCATCGTATCCACCACGCGCCCAGGGCGTTTCGACCTGCGCATCGCAGGGCGCCGTATCGACACCGGTGATGACGTGGACATCGACGTCCCATTGGGGGCCGCCGCATGAGTAGCCCGATCGATCTCTCCCGCTTACCAGCCCCGGCCGTCGTCGAGGAACTCGATTACGAGACGATTCTCGCCGAGCGCAAATCCCGCTTGCTCGAATTGACGCCGGAGGATGAACGCGCCGACGTCGCGGCCACCCTTGAGCTCGAAAGCGAACCGATCACCAAGCTGCTCGAGGAAAACGCCTATCGTGAGCTGCATTGGCGCCAGCGAGTCAATGAAGCGGCCAAGGCGGTCATGATCGCTCATGCGCAAAACGAGGACCTCGACAACCTGGTCGCCAATTTCAACGTCCAACGCCTGACCGTAGAACCAGGTGATGCGGAAGCAGTGCCACCGGTCCCCCCGACGCTGGAACCGGACGACGACCTTCGCATGCGCGGCCCCGAAGCCTTCGAGGGACTCAGCGTCGCCGGACCGACCGGCGCCTACGAATTCTATGCCCGCAGTGCCGATGGGCGTGTCGCCGATGCTCGCGCGATCTCGCCGGCACCGTGCGAGGCCCTGATCACAGTGCTGTCGCGCTTGGGTAATGGCGAGGCCCCGCAGGACTTACTCGACAACGTGTATGACGCACTCACTCCCGAAGACATTCGGCCACTGGGTGATCGAGTCACTGTCCAGTCCGCGGCAATCACCGAATACACCATCCAGGCCGTACTGCACTTGTATGAAGGGCACGGCCCCGAGCAGGAACTCATCCTCGAAAGCGCCCTGGCCCGCGCCGAGAAGTACCGCAACGAGCAGCGCAAACTTGGCCGCAGCATCTACACCGATGCGATTGAAGCCGCTCTGCATGTCGAGGGGGTCGAGCATGTCGACCTGATCTCACCGGCAGACCACATCCTCTTCGACCTCACCCAGGCCGGACATTGCACAGGCATCAACGTCACTCTGGGAGCGAGCAATGGCTGATCACTGGACGTTGCTCCCCCCCAATGCATCGTTCCTCGAGCGCGCCGCTGCCGAGGCGGGCGCCGAGATCGAGCGCGTCCCGGTGCCTCTGCGAGATCTTTGGCATCCCGACCGCTGCCCAGCGCGGCTGCTGCCCTACCTGGCATGGACCTTCTCGGTCGATCGCTGGGATCCGACCTGGTCGGAAGCAGCCAAGCGCGCGGTGATCCGTAGCTCGTTCTATGTACACCGCAAGAAAGGCACGATCAGCGCCCTACGCCGCGTCGTCGAGCCCCTGGGCTACCTGCTCGAGGTCGTCGAATGGTGGCAGACCGATCCCCCAGGTCAGCGCGGCACGTTCGACCTGCGCATCGGCGTGCTCGATACCGGCATCACCGAAGAGATGTTCACCGAACTTGAGCGGCTGATCGCCGATGCGAAACCTCTAACTCGGCACATCACTGGTCTCGACATCACGTTGAGCAGCTCGCTGACAACGTACGTCGGGGTGTCCGTCTACGACGGGGATGAACTCGACGTTTTGCCATGGGAGACGCCCGACATCGATATCGCATGCCACTCGCGACATGCCGTGGCCACAACCACCACCGACACCTTGGAAGTCCATCTCTATGGTTGACGAAAACTCCACCTTTGGCGGTTTCCTGACCGATATCGGCGAGGCCAAGCAGTCCAACGCCAACGCGCTCAAGATCCCATGGAAGCTCACCCATATGCTGCTGGGCGATGCCAATGGCTCCGACCCGGTACCGGATCCTGAGCAGACCGGATTGATCCACCAGGTCTACCGAGCCGCGATTAATCAGCTCTCCATCGATCCGGCCAATCCCGCGATCCTGATCGCTGAATTGGTACTGCCGCCCAACGTCGGGGGTTGGTGGATCCGCGAACTCGGCCTCGAAGACGAGGATGGCGATTTTGTCGCCGTCGCCAACTGCGCCCCCAGCTACAAGCCGCTGCTTGCTCAGGGCTCAGGACGCAACCAAGTCGTGCGTATGCACCTGATCCTCAGCAACACCGCCAACGTCGAGCTGAAGGTTGACCCAGCGGTGGTCCTCGCCACGCGAGCTTATGTCGACGACGAGATCGACTCCCACGCGCAAAGCCGCAATCACCCCGACGCAACGACCACCGCCAAGGGGTTCATGCAGTTCGGCACCAGCGAGGAAACCCGACAAGGCACCCGCACCGACCGCGCCGCGCATCTCGCCGGAGTGAAAGCCGCGATTGATGATCGTGTTGCCGATCAAGACACGGTCGATACCGGCACAAACGACACCAAGTTCGTCACCCCAAAGAAACTCAAAGCATGGGCAACGAGCTGGGTAAAGCAGGCAACTGAAACTGTTGCCGGCATGATGAAAGTTGCGACTCAAGCGCAGGTTGAAGCCGGGGAAGATGATGAAACGGCGGTGACGCCGAAAAAACTGCGGTGGGGGTTTTCAATTAGTCTCGGCAAAAACGGTTATATCGGGTTTCCCGATTGGCTGGGGGGAGTGATTTTTCAATGGGGCGGGGTAATGTTCAAGGGCCCTGATAGCGATAACGACCTGGGCGGGAACCCCAGTGGCAGCGTGGATCATGTTCATGGAAAAACTGTTTTCTCGGCTGACTGGCCAGTCCCATTCCCTAGCGAAGTTTTTTGTGCAGTAGCGACCACGCAGGGAAATTTTAATTCCGAAGCACAGGAGCTGATTTGCTCTCTATCCATGGTTAGTTCTTCCGGCCTAAACGGTATTGCTTACAGGATTAGTGGAAGCAATAGCGGTGGTAGTGAAGATGCACACGCTATGTTTTTTGGCATAGGTCGCTAATGGGAAGACGTTATGTTCTATAGTCCTACTGAAAACAAGTTTTACGATCCAGCCTTTAAAGCTCGATATGAAGCTAACGGCGTGTGGCCCAGTGACGCGATCAAGGTCACGCGAAAAGAATGGAAAACCTACGGCGCCAACTCTCCACCTACAGGAAAAGCTCGAGGAGCCACGCAAGAGGGCCGGCCAACCTGGGTAGATCTTCCAGCCTCGGAGCCGCCTTCACTCAATGACCTCGCCGAGCGCAAGCGCCGCGAGATCGAGAACGCACGCGACGAGGCCATCGCCGCCGGCTTCGAGCATACCTTCGGCGACACCACGGACACGGTGCAGATGCGCGCCCGTGATCGCGAAAACATCGTGGGCCTGGCTGTCTCAGCTCAACGAAATCCCGAGGGTACGTTCGCGTTCCGCGCTGAATCAAATGCGCAATACGAACTCACGGCCGACGAAATGCTCGAGCTCGCCGAGGCCGCCCAGGCGCACGTCAGCGCGCAGTACCAGCACAGTTGGCAGCGCAAAGGCGAGATCAACTCTGCGCTCGAGGCCGAGGATCGGGAAAGGATCGAAGCAGTGGTGTGGTAAAAATAACCCGCCGAAAGGCGGGCTATTTTTGAAGAAAAGAACTATTTTTTCTGCTTTTTTCGCAACACTAATTTGCCATTTCCAACTTCGATTTCTTCATAATCTTTGTGTAAACCTATCAACATCCCTGCGCCAATTGTGATGGAAATAATGATAGCAGCAATCTCCATACCACTTAGGGCGGCTGCGGGTGCCACAAAACCAGCAACCGCTGCAGTACTAGAACCTCCTGTCAATGGTATAGCAGCTGTCGCCGCCGTGGCTGAAGCTATTGAAGTGAGAAACACTTTTTTACGCCAACCAGAAAGCATCCCCAACTTTTTTGTTCTTGCGACCTTATCCGCAAGATCGCCAACGATAACTATCTCAGGCACACCGGCTTTAACAGCATCATTCAGCTCCTCTTTCGTAGTTACTGACTTCATACCATTCACCTTCCCTTGAACATAAATCCAGATGTACATCGGCAGATGAACTGAAACCTTTAGGTGTAAACCACCCCTCCCACACCCTCCCCCACTTCGCCTACAGTACCGGGCCCCGCACGATATCGGCGTGAATTCACGTTTTCCGCCGAACCTGTGCAGGAGCCTCCATGGCACTCGACCAATACCATCACGGGGTGCGCGTCTCCGAAGTCAATGACGGTACCCGCACCATCCGCACCGTTTCCACGGCGGTCATCGGCGTGGTCTGCACCGCCGAGGATGCCGACGCGACCACCTTCCCCCTTGACCGCCCGGCGCTGGTCACCAATGTCGATACCGCCATCGGCAAGGCTGGCACCCAAGGCACGCTGAAAGACACCCTCACCACGATCGGCGACCAGTCCAAGCCGGTCATCGTGGTGGTGCGCGTGGCCGAGGGCATCGATGACGAGGAGACCACCGCCAATATCATCGGCACCACGACCGAGACGGGCCAGCGTACCGGCCTACAAGCGTTGCTCACCGCCAAGCAAAAACTGGGCGTGACGCCACGCATCATCGGCGTACCAGCGCTGGACACCCAGCCGGTGGCCACCGCCCTGGTACCGGTGCTGCAACAACTGCGCGCCTTCGGCTACGTCTACGCCCACGGCTGCGAGACCATTACCGACGTCACCGCCTACCGCGACCAGTTCGGCGCACGGGAGCTGATGGTGATCTGGCCGCAGTTCGAGGCGTTCGACACCGATGACGCTGCCACGGGCACGGTCAGCCCCGTCGCGGTCGCGCTCGGCCTGCGCGCCAAGCTCGACCAGGAAGTCGGCTGGCACAAGACCCTTTCCAACGTCGTGGTCAACGGCGTCACCGGGATCGACCGCGACGTGTTCTGGGATCTGCAGTCGCCCAATACCGATGCCGGCATCCTCAACGCTGCGGACGTCACCACGCTGATCAACCAGGGCGGTTACCGCTTCTGGGGCTCGCGCACCTGCGCCGGACCGGAATCCCTGTTCCCTTTTGAAAACTATACGAGGACGGCTCAAATTCTCGCCGACACGGTCGCCGAGGCGCACCTGTGGGCGGTCGACAAGCCGCTTCACGCCTCGCTCGCGCGGGACATCATCGAAGGGGTCAACGCCAAGTTTCGCGAGCTCAAGAACCTGGGGCTGATCGTCGACGGCGCGGCCTGGCTGAACGAAGACCTCAACACCGAGACCTCCCTCAAGGCCGGCAAGCTGCGCATCGATTACGACTACACGCCGGTGCCGCCGCTCGAGGACCTGGGCTTCCAGCAGCGCATCACCGATTCGTATCTCGCCGACTTCGCCGAGCGCGTCGCGGCCACCGCCTGAACTGACTAGATAGGGACCGATCATGGCACTCCCCAAGAAACTCAAGGACCTGAACCTGTTCAGCAATGGCGATAGCTGGCAGGGCATCGTCCAGGCCGTCACCTTGCCCACCCTCACCCGCAAGATCGAGGAATGGCGCGGCGGCGGCATGGATGGTCCCGTCGGCATCGATATGGGTATGGATGGCCTGCTCACCTGCCAATGGACCGTCGGCGGCCTGGTCGAAAGCATCTTCGACAACTTCGGCACCTCGCGCATCGACGCCGACATGCTGCGCATGACCGGCAGCTATGAGCGCGACGACGTCGACGAGGCCTCGGCGGTCGAGGTCGTCATGCGCGGCCGTCACACCGAGATCGACATGGGCGATGCCCAGTCAGGCGAGAACACCGAACACCAGGTCACCAGCACGCTGAGCTACTACAAGCTGTCGATCGACGGCGCCCCCAAGATCGAGATCGACCTCATCAACCAGGTGTTCAAGGTCAACGGCGAGGACCGCCTCGCGGGCCGGCGCCAGCGCCTGGGTATCTGACTAGGAGTACCCGCATGAATGCTGCTCGCGGTATTTGCTGCGCCCTGCTGACCATCGTTGCTCAGTGGCTCTACGTCACCGGCCTGATCGAGGATTACCCCAGCTGGGTCTATGGCATTCCTGCGGTACTGGTTTATTTCATCGCAAGCGGCGCGCTAATGCCGCACCTCTACTGGAGAAAGACCATGGCCCAGGCCAAAGAAAAAGCCACCGCCACCAACGTCAGCGAGCCGATCGAGCTCGACACGCCGATCCAGCGCGGCGAGACGAAGATCGATGCCATCACCCTGCGCAAGCCACACGCCGGCGAGCTACGCGGCGTGAACCTCGCCGACGTGCTGCAGATGCAAACCGACGCGCTGATCAAGCTGATCCCGCGCCTCTCGAGCCCCTCACTCACCGAGAAGGAAGCGGGCCGGCTCGATCCCGCCGACCTGGTGCAGTGCGGCGGGGAGATCGCCGGTTTTTTGATCTCGAAGCGGGCCAAGGGCGAGGACGCATAGCCCTCCCCGCCTCGGTGGAAGACGCGATGGCGGATCTCGCCATCGTCTTCCACTGGACGCCCAGCGATTGCGCGGACTTCTCTCTCCGCGAACTGATGGAATGGCGCGAACGCGCGCGCAAGCGTAGCGGCGCCGATAGTGACGGAGCCGGCAATGGCGCGCGATCTCAAGCTTCAGGTCATCCTCGACGCCGCTGACAAGGCCACGGCGCCGCTGAAGAAGATCACCCGAGGTAGCAGCAAGACCGCCGACGCCCTGCGTGCGAGCAAGGAGGAGCTGCGCAAGCTCGAACGCCAGCAGCGTGACCTGGGCTCGTTTCGGAAGCTCAAGGAAGCCACGCGCGAGAACGGCGAGGCCCTGGCCGCCGCGCAGGAACGGCTGCGCAACATGCGCGGCGAGCTCAAGCGCACCGACGCCCCCACCGAGAAGTTCCAGCGCCAATTCAAGCAGGCCAGCGACGAGGTCGAACGACTGAGCGGCAAGCTCGGCGACCAACGCCGCCGCCTGGGCGAATTGCGCACCGGCCTGCGCCAGGGCGGGGTCAGCACCGACAACCTGGGCCGCAGCGAGGATCAATTGGCCGAGCGCATACGCGAGGCCAATACCCAGTTCGATGCCCAGAAACGCAAGATGGGCCAGCTCGCCGAGGCGCAGCGCAAAGCCAAGCGCGCCAACGACCAGTTTCACCGCGGCATCGGCCGTGCCAATGCCATGCGCGGTGCGGG